AACTAAAAAACATAAACAATGAAATAAAATAAAAAATTAGGAATACATAAAAACATTACTTATATTTACAATAATTAAAAATTAATAATTAACAAAAACAAAAAGGTTATGAACAAAAAACAAAAACGTCAGGCAAAACAAGCCGCAAAGAAAGCAGAACAACAAGCAGTAACTGCAACTGCAACTGTAGAAACAGCAACTGTAACAGCTGAGGTAAAAACAGAAACAAAACAATTAGGTCGTCCAATTAACAAATCAAGCAAACGCCAACTCAGGATTGCTGAATTAGCTGAGAAAAAAGCAAATGGCACATTTAAGAAAGGCCGCCCAATTAATGGTAAATCAAAACGTCAAGCAACATTAGCCGCTCGTGCAGCCAAAATGGAAGCGAATGGAGGTGTATTGAAAAAAGGTCGTCCAGTAAATGGTGAATCAAAACGCCAAAAAGAATTAGCTAAACGTGCCGCGAATGCAGCAGCAGGGATTGTAGTTAAAAAAGGTAGACCAAAAGTTGAGAAAGCGGTTGTAGAGGCAGTAGCTGAAGTAGCAGCAGTTGAAACAAAAGGTAAAACCAAAAAAGCCTAATCTAATAATTAATTAAACAGGTTCGGGTCCCAATAAATAAGGGACCTGAACCATAATAAAACATATAAATGTATAATACGTTAAAAAAAGAATTCAGTGAAGATCCAATAGAGGTAATTAAGGCAATTACATTTTTAGGAACAGCAATAGTGCTGTTGTTTTGGGAACTCCAAATAGGAGGATAACAAAATAAAGTTGGTGGGGAAAGGAAGGTGCCGGTTGGGCACCTTCTTTATTCATATATATGTACGTATATATATTAAACGTAATAAGGACCATGATCGTTAGTATCCATATATATGGGGGAAGTTGTGGTTGAGGAGGATAATGTAAGATCAGCTCTTAAAAACCCTCTCACCATCGACAACCTATATACATATATCTCAAAATTGTTTATACCCCTTCTCAAACAAATTACAAAATTACAAAAAAACTCCTTTTAAAACTTGCTACCACACCAAAAATATATATATTTATAATTAAAATAAACTATTTAAAATGACAAAAATTGAACTTAGACAAATCATCCGTGAAGAGCTAGAATTAGCTTTTAAAAGTAAAAACCAAATAAACGAATCTCCAGTAGATCTTTTTCAAACTGTATATGATGCATTAGGAGGCTCCCAAATGGTAAATGTAGGGGGAGAAAGTATTGAAAAAGGAGCAGCTACTTTAGCAATGTTAGGAACAGCATTAGGAATAACAGTAGGTGCTGCTTATACTTTAATAAAAGATAAAGTAGAAAAAGCAAAACAAGCCATTGCTAAATTAGATCCTAAAGCTTCAGATAAACTTAAAAAAGATTTAAGTCAAAAGTAAGGGATATAAGGTTCTTTTATTTATATTTAGTTTAAACAAAAAATTAAATAATATGACACCCAGAAAATACCTTAAATTGATCAATGTTTATAATATGTTTATGGCATGTATAGTTTATAACGTGTTTAATATAGCATATTTTGGTAAAATACATTTGTTTTTAGGTGTTGTGGGATTAATATTAGAATTTTTATCTGAAGATAATTAATAGGGGTCGATTGGCTTTTGACAGTTGGCTATATATTTTAGATTGCAAGTAGTGCTAGCATAAATGCACTTATAAAATCTTATGTAAGAATAAACGACAACAATTTATCTGTTGTTGGTGAAGTAGAGTACGCAATAGCTGCTTAGTAACCTTGGGTTAGTAACATACCTAGAAACAGAAGTTACTAAAACATGGATTAAACCTAATGCCACCATGTGTTATTTAAAAATAAATTAGGCTTTTATTAGGTTTTGGTAAAACTTAAATATTTGTTAGTTTATAATAAATTAACTAAACTTGTAAACGATATCTAAGATATATCTAATTTGGACGAGGGTTCGAATCCCTCCGACTCCACTAAATAATAAAAAACTATGAAAGAAACGCTTATAGAAAGGATTTCTATAGAAGAATCAAATAAATATATTTCTAGTAGAAATGATTTTAAAAACAATAAAATCGCGTTTTTTACATTGGAACCTTCTATTAGTACTATTTATTCTAAAAATGATGGGTGGGAGCAAGTAAATTATTTTACTAAACGTTTTAAAAAATCAACACAAACAGATGGTTTTGGAGACGATATAGTTTATATATTATCAAACCCAGCATATCCTGGGTTAGTTAAAATAGGTCATACTCGTAAAGATATCAATATTCGAATAAAAGATTTATCTAAAGCAACAGGAGTTCCTATGGGTTTTAAGCTTGAGTATATATTTAGGTGTTCTAATGGGGCGGACTTAGAGCGAGAAGTTCATGCTTATTTAAAAGAATTTAGACCTAATAATTATCGTGAATTTTTTGAAGTATCTGTTAAACAAGCTATAGATGCTATTAAATATATAGCTAATGTTGAATCTTAATAAAATATTTGATTCATTTATTGATCAGCAAGTTGATGATTTAGAAGAAACAACATTGCTTATTGATTTTTCCGAACATCCTTTATATATGTTAGGGGGTTTTAATAAAATCATTAAAAATCGTAAATTCTTTCAAAAATATACAATAGGTTTATTTGCTCAACATTCTCCGCAAATTCCTTCATCTAAGGTAAAATTAATTGCAGAACAATTAATGTTTGATAAAGCTTGGGATTTTATTAAAAATTTTAAACCTAATAATGAATTTCATGTAGAATGTTTAAAAATGAAAGCCTCTGATGATTTTTTATTAAATATTGAATTAATTATAAAATATTATGAAAATAAAGAAGAATATGAGAAATGTGCATTCCTTATAAAAATATATGATAAATTGAAAACTCTTCTTTCTTAAATTTGGCTTTAGATCTTTTAAATAATATATTATCTATACGGTTAAGAAAAAATATGAAATACAGAAAAGCAACACAAGGTAGGTTAGAAATTTTAGAGTCTCGTTTATCAAAGCTAAAATTAGCTATAAATACAGGAAATGAAAACGGGGTAAATATAATTCTCGATCAAATACGAGAAGATATAGAACAAATTAATCTATATATAGAAGCTGAACCTACTTCAAACTACGAATTAAATAAATAATAAATGATATTAACAGCAGAACAACTCCAAGAAAATTGGAAAAAATTACTGTCTTACATAGATACTTATATCTCAGCACCAAGACGTGATATTCTTAAAGATTTTTATAAGCAATATGAAGATAGATTGGTTTTAATGCCAGCATCACATAAGAAAGAATATCATAATGCTTTCCCAGGTGGTTATGTAGAACATATTAATCGCGTAATTGAAGCTGCTCTTAAAATAAATGAAGTATGGGAATATTTTGGCGTAAATAAAAATTATACTTTAGAAGAATTAGTATTCTCAGCTATGAATCATGATTTAGGCAAGATGGGAGATGAAGAAAATGAATCATATATACCTCAAACAGATCAATGGCGTAAAGAAAAATTAGGCGAAGATTATAAATTTAATGATAAACTTGAATTTATGACAGTACCTGACCGTGGTTTATTTTTACTTAATAAACATGGAGTAAATTATACTAAAAATGAATATTTAGCAATTAAATTACATGATGGTTTATATGACGAATCTAATAAACCCTACTTATTATCATGGATGCCTGAAACTAAAGTAAGGACATCTCTTGTACATATAATTCATCAAGCCGATTTTTTAGCTGCTAAAATTGAGTTTGAAAGAGAATGGGTTCCTAAACTTAAACTAGGCTCTACAGAAAAAAATTATACATTAAATAATAATCAACCTAATAAAAAAATTTCCGTTAAAACTAAAGCTTTAAGTTCCATTAAAAGCCCAGGTTTACAAAATGTAATGAGTGATTTTTTTAAATAAAATAACCCCTTAAAACGTTTAAAAGGTTGTAATTAAATTTACAGCCTTTTTTAATTTATTATGACATTAACAATTATACTTTTATCTTTATTAAATATATTATTTATATTTGTAATTTTTAATATGATGAAAAAAAATGAAAAATGCGAAGATGTTATAATTTCCTATGAACAATATATGATTAAACTTTCTGAAATAATAGAAATATCTGATAAAAAACTTCAAGAAATAGAAAATAAAGGAACATTTGATAGTGATGATGAAGTAGGGTTCTTTTTTAAATTTATAAAAGAATTACAATCTCAAATAAATAATTTCAAAATTAAATAATTTATGTCTAAACAATATTTCACCCCAGATACAGAAGCAGCTATTGTTAGATATAATACAAGTAATGACCCTATAGAAAAAAGTAAAATATATGGTGAGGAAATCCATTACGCTTTTTTTAAATTAACCCAAAATATAATTCATACATTTAAATTCCATTATACAGATATAGAAAATATAGAGGATTTACAACACGAAGTAATAACTTTTTTATTATCTAAAATACATAGATTTGATCCTAATAATGGAGCTAAAGCATATTCGTATTTTGGAACTATAACTAAACGATGGTTAATATTATATAATGAAAATAATTATAAGAAAAAAATAAATTCTGTACCTGTAGAGTCTTTAGAAGAAGATGACTCACATTCTTATATAATAGATGAACATAATTCCCCAAGTGATAAATTATCTGATAATGATAAAATATCATTTTTTATGGATTTATATATAGAATATTGTTCATCTAATATTTATACTTTATTTCCAAAAGAAATCGAAGCTAAAACAGCTGATGCTATACTTGAATTATTTAGAAAAAGAGATAATATTAATATTTTTAATAAAAAAGCATTATATATTTATATAAAAGAAATGGTACCTGAGGTTAAAACTCCTAAAATTACTAAAATAGCAGATAAATTATATACAATATATAAATCTAGTTATATAAATTATTTAAATAATGGTATTATTAAATTTAATAATATGTGATATTTATTATAAAAACATGAATAATAATTTAGAAACCGAGATTTTTGGTGGTAAAAAATTAAAAGATATTTTTCAAGAAATATATCAAAACCAAAAAAAGAAAGAAAAGCAAATATTCTCTTTAATAGAGGAATTAAAACCTCTAGCAGCAGAAGATATAGGAGATGCAACATTAATTGTTCCTTTAATTAAAGAATATTTAGAGATAGGTGTTAAAAATGATGAACAATTAATTAAAATGACAACTATAATTCAACGCTGTCTGAATAATACATCTAATAACGATGGTTCATTTAATATATCTGAATCAGAAAAAAAACAATTATTAGAAGAGATTAATAAAATCAATGAATCTAAATAATGTCTACTCAATTTGGTTTTAGTGGTTTAAATAAAAGTTTAAATAGAAATTTAAATAACGATTTTAATACTGCTCAAAATTTAACTTTAACTTCTGTTAGAGTAAAAAGTATAGTTTTAGATGAATCTCATCCTAGATTTAAAGAGTTAGGAGAATGGAGTGCGTTAGGGGCAATAGAATTTCAATTTGTTGAGGAACCTTTTAAAAAACAAACATATCCTATTGCTTATCCTTTAAATCCTAATATTAAAAATTATCCGTTATTAGAAGAAATAGTATATATTTTTGCTCTACCAGACAATAAACTATATAACACTAATGTTTCTAAAAAACAATATTATTTAAATATAGTTGGATTATGGAATCATCCCCACCATAACGCTTACCCATCTGTAGATGCTTTACCTTCTGACCAAAATAAAGATATTAATCAAATAAATTCTGGAAGCCCTAAAATATCAAATAATTTAGTTAAACAAACTAAATTAGGTAATACTTTTAAAGAACGTTCAAATATACATCCTCTTCTTCCATTTGAAGGAGATGTTATTATGGAAGGAAGGTGGGGTAATTCAATACGTTTAGGAAGTACTGTTTTAGATAAAAATGAATGGAGTAAATTAGGAAAGGATGGGGACCCTTTAATTATACTTAGAAATGGTCAAGGAAAACAAGATAATAAAGGATGGTTTCCTATATTAGAAGATATAAATAACGATGATTCATCTATTTATATAACATCTACTCAATCTATTCCTTTAATACCTTCAAGTGAAGATTATATAGAATATGATGAACCTCCTATAAACATTGCTAAATTTAAAGAGGCTCAAATAATATTATCATCAGGAAGATTAGTATTTAATTCAAAAAAAGATCATATATTATTAAGTTCAGCTAAATCTATAAATCTAAACTCTATAGAATCTGTTAATATAAATACAGATAAATTTATAACTCAAGCAGATAAAATATTTTTAGGTAAAGAAGAATTAGCAACAGAACCTTTATTATTAGGTAATACTACAACAGAACTTTTAAGAGATTTAATTAATATAACTAAAAAAATAGCTGATAGTTTAAAAAATTTAGAAACATCACCTACGGTTCCTGGTTCTTCAGTAGTTTTTCCTGATTTACCTATACAAATGGCTTCTGCAGCAATTCAATTAGATAGTATAAAAGAACAATTAAATAATATAACTTCTAAAAAAAATTTTACATTATGATTACTATCAAAAAACCATCCTTATTAATAAATAAAGAAACTAAAATTAATTCTAAGATTAAAGATAAGATTAAAAATCAAATTTCTTTAATTAAATCTATTTTCATTAAATAATGTCTAAAATACCTCTAATATTAATAGATAAAGGATATGATTTAATTAAACAAGTTATTCCTCCTATAAATCAAATATATACAAATATAGGGGCTACAAATATAGGAAAAGAGAATTTTAAATTACCAGATGTTTGTCTCCAAAAAGAAGAATTAGAAAAAATTCTTAAAATAAGAAATGAAATATTAGGAGTTCTAAAAAAAGATACAAATTATATCCAAACTCTAAACCAACCTGTAGATATATTAAAATCTAATACAGAAATATCTTCATCTACTTTAGAGACCTTAAATATAATTAGTACTACTACTAATTTAGCTATGGCTGCTATCCCATCACCTATTCCTGGTGTACCTGGTACTATACCTTCATCTATAAATATTGTAAATAAAATAATAAATAAATTAGAACCTATAATAAATAATACTAAAAATAAAGTAACAACAATTATAGCTGCTATTGGTTTTATAAATGGAATATTATTTAATATAATTAAATTATTAGAGTCTATAGATATTTATTTAATAGGATGTAATATAAAAGAAAACGAATTAGAACCTTTAAATGAATATCTTATAAATGTAAAAGAAACATATAAAAATATTTCTAAAGACATTGATAGGGTTTATCAAGGTTTTAATTTAGATATAATTGAAGAGCAATATTCACCAACAGTAAAAAGAATCAAAGCAGTAGCAAAAAATCCACAGGGTATAATTCTTTTACAAACTCCATATTCATTTACTACTATTCCTCAAATTTTAATAGATGAATTAAAAATAATTATTGATAAAAATAATTTAAAAGCTTATTAATCTAAATATTTATAATAAATGAAAACAACAGAACTTAAACAACTCATTAAAGAGGCAGTTAAAGAAGCATTCCAAGAGGAATTTAAGAATATATTATTAGAAGCAGTTAAAAATAATAAATCAACCATAACTGAATCAAAAATAATATCTGGAGAGGATACTAGAACTTTATCTTTTACTACTAAAAATATACCTACTAATACAAGACAAGCATATATGGATATTTTAAAAGAAACAGCAGAGGGTCCTAAATCTGGTTTGGAAGGTGAATTTAAGTTAGAAGGAAAAATAGACCCAATTAATGGGGCTTTACCTAATGGACAATTAGGATTAGATCAAATAATGAATTTAGTTAAAAAATAATGGCATTTGGAGCTAAAAACATATTTCCACTTGATCAAAGACCTAGTACAGCTATAGGATTAGCATTACCTTTTAATTCACCATCAGTATTTTTCCAAACTTACATTACTAAAGATGCAATTAAAAACAATTTATTGAATTTTTTCTTAACTAATAGAACAGAAAGATACCTAAATAATATTTTTGGAGCAGGATTAAGAGAATTTATTTTTGAACAAATAGCTTCTGATAGTATCTCTTTTTTAAAAGAAAATATTCAATCTTTAATAAATCAAAATTTTATAAATATTAAAATTGATAAATTAGATATTTTACAACAGCCTGATACTAATGAAATAAAAATAATATTAGAATATAGTATAATAGGAACAGGTCAAGAAGATCAATT